CCTTTACAATATCAGGGAAATGAGTGCCGATAATATCCCAACACTTAATAGCTACTTCACGGTGTTCCTTTTGAGTACCATTACCCATACGTAATGTGCAGTAATGAATCCAACTACGAAGGGTTCCACTCATATACAGAGTGGTCTCAGTCATACCTTCTGGCAGTACTGCACGAGCTTGTTCTTTAGCAATACCATGATCCAAGGCCCACTTATAAGAAGACATTGCTTCATTCTTTGCCTTCAGTTGGAAATAATTCCATTCTTCTTGAAGACGGCGATCATCTGTCTCAATAGAATTCTGACGGTTCTTTGTATCTTGTAAACGAGCTTCTCGGGTTACAAAGTTTTCTGATACTGCATAACGCTGACTAAATTCTTGGAATGAAAATGAACGGTGTCTTAGGATCTGACGAGAAATATCTCTAGTAGTCTTGATCTCTACAACCATATGAACCATTTCCAATGGTGACCAATGTTCATTTTCTACGAGATACTTGACGAGCTTACCGGCGGTCTTAGTATTATTTTGATTTGCTGGATTAGATACTCTTGCAGCATACGCAACGAGCTCTTGTGCAGTATAACATTCTGAGTATGCAGTTGGCTTTGTTAGTCCGATAAGATTTACTTCATTCATATTTTCTTCCATTCATTAAATTTTAGTTGTGCCAAAATACCTTCATAAGTACAAGAGTCAATAATCCTTTGTACTTCTTGTGGTGTCATTCCACCAAGAATCATATCATTAATATCTTTGTATTTTAAGTCATTTGGCCAAATACATACTTTATACTTTTGTGCAACTTGACCAATCCTTTTTACAATCTCTGCATTACGAGGTTCATTATCATAAACAAACACAGAGTGCTCGTTGACTACATCAATATTTATATCCGCCCCGGCCATAGAAATACAGTTAGGAAGAAATAAAGAATCAATAGGACCTTCAACAATATAATGCTTTTTAGTCAGATCTGCTTTATCAAGACCAAAGACTTTAATCTCATCTTGAAGCATAATTGAAATATATCTAAGTTTATCATTTGGATCAAAGCTTCGACCTTGATAACCAATCAGCTTTTCATTCTTATCAAGAAAAGGAATTACAAGCCGTGGAGAATCCTTATCGGTCTTAAGCTTATTTGGAATAATAGTATTAGTCCAAGTTGCAAACTTAGAACAATAGAAAAGTCGGCTGTGTGCTTCAGGAGGAATTTTTCTATCGACAACATATTGCTTAGCAGGATGATCCCACTTTAGTTGCGAGATCTTTTTGAGCTTAAGTAACGGTGACCCTGCGCGCATATGATTAGGATGCTTGAAAGCGGGTTCTTTCTTTTCAACCGGCGGCTTATCCTTTTCAAGGAATACTTCTTGATTATAATCTTGATAATATTCCGGTGCAATATCACGAAGAAAGGATGCAATGTTTCTGCCCGCTCCACAATTATGACAATGATAAATGATAGAATCTTGTTTTTGAAAGAAAAAGCCACGAGCTTTGAGCTGACTCTTTTTTGAGTCACCACAAATTGGACACCGAAAGTTAGCTTGATATGGGTTATGAGATTTTACCTTGAAGCGATCAAGCTTCACGGAAACAAGATTAGCGTATTTTACATCGATCCAAAGAGACATAGTAGTTTACCTTCTATTATATAGTACATTATACTATAGTCTAGATAAAATGTAAACTACTATTTTAGTGTTTCATCATTACAAAAGGAGTAACAAACACCGATAATAACCAAGAAATAATAGCAACGCCGCCTAAAATAGTCCAACGCCAATTCTCAATTGTGCGTGTTCTTTTTGATAGCTTTTCTAATGCATCAATATGCTCTGCACGAAGACCTTTAATTTCTTTTGTAAGATCTTCAATGTCTTTCTTAACATTAGTTTCCATTGTTGCCATTTTAGTATTGATTAGATCATTTGTCTTATCAATTTCTTTATATACATCTTTGTGTATATCATCATGTGTATTAATTTTTGTTTCGTGCACGGCCAGTAATTGCTTAATTGTACTAGATACATCAGACAGCTTTTCAATAGTCGTATCAAGTCTATCAAATAGACCTGAAACTTGTGAGATCTCTTTTTCTAAAAGAGCTAAACGAGTTTCTACTGTTTTATCGTCTTCTGCCACGGTATCCTCTTATTTTTTAAGTGTTGTATTATCTACTGATCGAACTTTATTTATCCAATCTTGTAGTGCTTTTAATTGGGCTGCGTTTTGGTAACAGATGGAGTAGTTATCGACGATTGTACCAAGGGCTTGACTGTTTGTAACTGTTGAGGCGGTTTCATCAGAAGCTCTGGTGGAGTCGGAAGCGCTGTCGGTGGCAGCTGAATTGTGGATGTACACCCAGCCATTAGACAGCAGGTGAGTATCATTGAGATTGTTAGCATTGTTTTCATTGATATACTCTTTTTGTGTTATAACTTTTGTCTGAGTAATATATTTAGTAATTACATGATTACTAATATTTTGATTCTCTTGTAAAAGTTTATTGTATTTGCTTTGCCAATCTAATGTAATTTGAGAAATCTTTTGATCGCCTACGGCAATACCCTTAGTATATCCATTTTGATATGCTAAAAATACTATAATCATCATAGGAAGAATTGCACTAAAAGCTCCAAGTATTACCGAAGCTAATGCGTGCGAAAGAATTCCTCTAATAAAATTAAACATATTGATTGCCTCTTCTATTCATAAACTTAATTCCACGTCTATTCATTAAGTTTCCTGTAGATCTAGGAGCTTTTACTTTTGAAGCAAGATCTGTTTTACTAGAACCAGTCATACCAACTTTAAAACGCTTTTTCTTTCTAAACATTGGTGGGCTCTGAACTTTACCAGATCTATCTACGATGCTTCCAATACCAGCAGTTGTAGTTGTAGGAGCACCTCCACCAAGACCACCAGCAGCTCCGCCGCCGTCTTCTTGAATAGCTATAAAAAGTTTAAACTCTAGCATGGAATGTTCCTATATGGTTTTTAATTTTTCCAAAATATACTGGTTTGTTTCTACTGCATCGTAGTCTGCAAACTCTATATTATTTATTTTATTTGGAATATAACCAAGAAACTCAAGAAAAGCTTTAAGCTCAGGATAGAAACCCTTGAGCTTAAAGAGCAATATTCTACTAGTATGTATTGGACCAAAAACGTTATTCAAAATCACGATGTGATTAAGAATTAATCGTTCTTTCAATTCACCAGTCTCTTTATATTTATTAAAGAGTCTTTTGATATACTTGATTCTGCTCAAGTCCTCAACAAATTCTTTATCATCAAAACACTGTGGATTTGCATAATGTTTATAGCAATAAAATATAAAATTGCTTTCAGTAATAATCTCAATCATGCATGATATTAAGAAATAACAGTAATTGTAAATGATGTATTATGCTGTGATGGTGGAATATCTTGTGGACCTTGCGGACATACACCTTGATATACTACAGTGTTTGCAGCATTGAGTATTTGAATTACGCCTTCATATCTTGGACGAATAATAATTTTATTAGGAACAGTCTGAAATACGTGTAGTTCTGGAGTAGTTGACATTTTATTTTCCTTTATAAGAGTTTTTCTACAGACATTGTGCCATGATTACTGTTAGTTGGAGATCCCATTGCGGTAACGCGATACATATAACCGTATTGATAATCAGTTATGTTTATTACAACTGTGTCTCCAGCTGAAACAAATGGATTACTAGGATTTAAACTTAAGTAGGCATTTTGAGCAGGTGATTGACCAGATCCACCAAATCCAGTAATAACACCATTAGCATAAGTAAGAGAGCCAGTCCATCCAAATACACTTAATGTTGAACTATCTGGTCCAGCAACTTGAACAACACCTGCAACAAATCTGAAGCGGACACCAGGATAAGGAGTATTGCCAGTATCAATAACAGTTGAATCTGGAGAATTAAATGGTGCAGAATAAACGCCATCTGCATATCCACTTAATACGAGATTATTATTATTATTCCATAAAGCATTAGTCTGATTTGGATCAACAGTTGGAAGATTGTTTATATAGACGTGTCCATTACTTCCTCCAGATACTCCTGGCCCACCTTGAATAATTACATCTCCACCTACTGCAGTACTTTGACCACCACTAAGTGTTAATGTACCAGCTGCATAATCTCCTGTAGTATTACCAGCAAAAATATTAATATGCCCACCAATTCCATTAGAATTAGGCCCAGCAAATACATTGATTTGGCCAACATCTAATTGTAAAGTATCAGAACTTGTTCTATTTCCTACAATAATATTAATATCACCGCCGCCGCGGCCACCATTACCAGAGTTTAAAGTGATGCCGCCGCCATGATAATCAGCAGATACACCAGAGGATAAAGTAATACCACCACCGCCTGAACTGCCTGCTCCAGCAGCTAATTGAATTTCTCCACCAACAGCATTTGGACCATTACCTGCATTTAGATAAACTGATCCACCATTATTTTGATCAGATTGTCCTGCTTCTAAATTGATAGAACCACCTGCACCATAACCATAAGCGTATCCTCCTATGATATAAATTTCACCACCACCGGTATTACTTGATGCAGAATTGGTACTATTATCTTGACCTGCTGAAATGACCCATGTGGCTGCAGCAGAAAGAGCATTTCCATTTGCATCAATAACATTTGATGGCATATATGAAAGTACTCCAGGTGGAGACATCTGCGGTATCATATAAATGTCAGGCTGTGTTGATGAATTTATGCTATCTGCGAGCTCTGGTGAATATAGCCATTCATTAAATCCATTAACCAAAACAATGCCTTGACCATTTTGAGTAAAGGAAATTTGATTTATATTTGAAAATGGAAAAAATCCACTTAAAGTAGTAAGAGATATATTAGTATCAGCAAATTGAATTTGTACTTCATCATTTGCATTAACTTTATTTTGCATAATGAATATTGTTTTATCACCAGCATTATAAGTATTACCGCTTGAACTATATGTTGGAATAACTATAACTTGTGGTTGACCAGATCCATCTGATGTAATATTATAAACATCATAATTCATACCGACTTCGATTGATGAAGCAGAATTAGTAGTAAGAGATGCTACTCTTTTTCCGCCTGCAGATCCAGCATATCCACTCAGAACAACAGTATTATCAGAATTCCAAAGTGCATTAGTAATTCCTGGATCATTTGTTGGTAAAGTTTCTAAGATAATATTACCGGGCAAATTATCACCAGAACCGGGTCTAAGTATTACAGATCCACCATTTGAGTTAACACTATTTCCACCTAAAATAGAAACATTACCACCATTTGGACCAACACCTAAACCGCCATTGATTATGACTTCTCCAGGAGTGCCACTGTATGTTGCACCAGCATTTATATAAACAGTACCAGCAATACTATTTCCAGAAGCTCCTGCTTGAATATCAATAGATCCACCATGTGAATTTACATTAGCATATCCACTTCCAGCAGTAATATTAATAGTTCCACCGTTAGTATTATCTTTGTTTTGATCTCCAGCAACTAAAGCTACACTGATACCATCGCCGTCATCTGGATGATCTGAATCATATGTTCCAAACTGTACAGTTTGGCCACCTTGAGGAATTAAATTATAATCACCATCTGTTTCACCAGAATAGCAACCCCATTCATCATAATTATTAACTACCTTAAATCCGGAACCTACTGAATATAATTCTACTCTTTGAATTTTAGATGATGGATAATATCCAGCACCTTGACTTAAATCATAAAATGGGCTTTCATCTTGTGTTGTAATTTCAATATATTCATTGTTTGCTTGATGTTCATAGACAAACAATGTAGTGTGGCCCGCATTAACTGGGTCAGCATATCCATTAAGATGTGTATTAGATACATAGTTCCAAGCTGGAATGGTTATACTATTATTGACTCCAGTTCCATCAGATGTAATATAATAAACATCAACTGACATATTTGGAACAAATGGTGTATTTGCAACCATTGTAATATGTTGAATATTTTTAGCTGAATTACTTGAAAGAGTACCATCATTAGCTATGCTAAGACCGGATCCAACTTTAATTACACCTAAAGATGTAGTATTAGCTTTAGGTGTAGAATGAGTTATACTGGCATTTACAGTTTGAATAATTGTATTCACAGTAACAATATTTGAAGTTGGATACGTATTAGGATTACGTATAACTAAAAAAATATCATTATTACTTAAAACTGTAGCTTCAGGTAATGAACTAATTTTTATATCAGGATGTGTTGTCATGGTTATCCAGCTTGAAAGTTGTTAAATATTTATAAATTAATTGAATCTGTTCCAAGAGCCATTATAATACACATAAGAAGTAAATGTTGTTGTGCTTGTATCAAAATATAATAACCCTTGAGTACCAGGCAGTGTTGGAGAACCTGTTCCAAATAATGTACCTTGTGGAGTTGGTGCAGATTTTATTCCAATAAGAATAACTTCATTTGTTACAGAAGAAGTAAATGTTGTAGTTTCACTGATTGTTGATCCTATAGTTGGATATACTTTATGCCCAGCCCAACCATCACGTCCTGAAGCATTTACTATTGTTTGATCTACTGTCCAAGTAGGATCTGGAATTAATCCTGTACCTGTAGATGTAGAATATGAAAGTACTAATGCAAGATCATAAGATGTTGTTGCCGTAGTAGATTCTGTGTGATTAGTAGTTGAATTTATTTGTACTAATTTAGAAACATCTATTGAAGGAGGAGTACTAAATCCTGACACTTCAAACATTGCAAATATACCAGATGATGCAGCAACAGTACCGCACTGCTGAGTTTGACTATCACCTGACTGAATTTTTTTATAATTAACTATAAGATTATCAGCGGCTTCACCTTGAGTTAAAATAGATGTAAATCCATTTCCATTTGCATTATATGAATTTGTATATGAAGACCAAAGAGCAATAATATAATTACCTGGTGTCAATGGATTAGGAAAAGTTCCAACTAATTGAGAGCTATTAGTAGTTCCACCCATAATAGATTGCACAACTTGTGGTGCATATACTTGCTGTGGTGTAGGTGTAACAGTAGGAATTCCAATTGGTATCCAGGTTGTTCCAGTACTATCAAGAATAAATGCTGCATTAGCTTCTAAGTCAGATACAATTTGACCAGGATATCTTCTTGCATGAGACAAGTATGAATTGCGAACAAAGGTATTTGCAAAAACTTGATCTACATCGACTGGTTGTGCTAACTGTCTTTGAAATACTAATGGAAATAATGTAGGTTGAGTCATGAATACTTATCCAATAATTAATATATTTTATTTATTATGTATTGACAATCTGTCTTCTTCTATTTGTTGGAGATAAAGGCAGCTGAATCATTGTATAACCAGTAATGGACATAATCTGTTGTGTAGCATCAGGAGCTCCAATTTGGGTATAACTAGTAATTGAAGTTACCTGTTGTGTAGCATCAGGAGCTCCAATTTGGGTATAACCAGTAATTGAAGTTACCTGCTGATTATCAGTAGATAAAGGATTTTGAGAAGAAACTGTTCCTACTGGTCCTGATGCAACTGGTCCAAATCCTGGCATTTATTTGTCCATCATAAAATATGCATTAGCTTTTATCATTGATTATCCAGCTTTTAAAATTATTTCATATTTATAATATAAAAATCAATTGAATCTATTCCAAGTTCCATTATAATATATGTAAGAAGTAAATGGAGATGTATTTGTATCAAAATAACGATCACCTACCTGGCCGCTAATTGTTGGTGCACCAGAAGAAATAGTTTCAGTCTCACCTGTAATTGTATATGCACCGGCAACATTATCTACAAAAACCGAACATATATAATAGTCGCCTGACACAGTATAAACAACAGATTGAGCACCTGCCGAGCCAACCACAGAGGTATAGGTTGCCGCCTTGATATCAGAAAATATATTAGTCTGTTGAACTGTTCCAGGTGTAACAGAAGTAATATTTCCTCCGCGAACTGTGGCAAAATGAATTCCTATATCATTAACCTGCACGCTGCTTGCACTTGTAAGTGTTGTGCTGCCATCAGCATTTCCTTGTGTGTTGCGAATAGTTGCAGTACCCTGAAGCGTAACCATTTGACAGATGGCATTATAAGAATTATTAAAAATAACTGTTACATGCCCTGCTGTAATATCATCCGAGGTAAGTATCTTGCTGAAAGTTGCGCCCTGAATTCCAGAAGCACTGGAACTTTTCAGTGAGGTCCAACCAGATGGAGGCCCCGATGGACCATACCCACCCGCTCCATTTAGAATTGCAAAATCTCCTGCAACAGTTCCAGTTGGGAAAGGTACATCAAAACTATTTGTGGATCCGCTAACATAGGAGTAACCGCGTATTTGAGGTGGTACATTAGTAGATGTAGCTGTATATCCACCGCCACCGGTAAAATTATCTTTATTAGCTGCACAAGCAATTGTTGCTGAACCTGTTAAAGAAAGCAAAGAACCAGTAGAGCTTTGAAAATATTGATCAGTTCCTGGACCAGGTCTTGTTATTGTAGTTCCATCATAAACTCCAACTCCAATTTCCCAAGCTGTACCATCTTGAATAAGATAGCTATAAGATTGTCCTACTACTGCTCCTGCAGCTGACCAGCTTTGATATGGTGATACTGCTGAACCAAGGGTAACTGTTCCAGTACCAGTTGTGGCTGTTGAAACTTCAACGCGATTAAGAAGAAGACCGGTCATGTCGAGCTTTGTACTCCAAGTTCAATAGCAGCAGCTGCAGATGATGTCCAAGCAGATGATGTGGCGGGATCCACGGTCCACGAATTAAAATATGAATCATATCCGGCTGAAAGCGAAATTGCAGTACTTACATAATTTGTTCCACCCAAACAAAGACAAAGTTTAATGTTTGCTGGCCCGGCCCCTTGAACACGAGCTCTTGCAGCTACACCACGAGCAAGTACATTATAAGAACTAAGGTTAAGTGTACTTTGATAAAATGTATCAGTAAGATCAGCTGAAGCGGCATACATATAATTTGCATCATTGAGAGGAATGGCTGACATATCGCCTACTTTAGTTGTACCTACACCAGTCCATCCATTATTTGTTGCACTTTCAGTATCAAATCTATCTGTAACTAAAATACGGCCAATGGTTGAGGTCGTGTCGCAAATTACTTGTGAGTGGTTGGTATCAACCGCATTACCATATTGACCGTTCCAGCCGCTGAAAACCAGACTTGTGATGCCGCTCCATCCAGAATGATTAAGGCCCGTTGAAGTGAAAAGCTGCGCTCCGGCGACATAGACCGTAAAACTCCCACTCCCGCCAGCTACAATGTGAATGTCAAGGGTGTTCAGAAGTTGAAGTTCAATATGAAACGTACCAACAGAGGTCAGGGAGCCGCTTTGGAGAGTATAGGCGGTGCAACTTGGGTTGCTTCCTGACATTACAATTTGCGCAACGACCGTTGCTCCATTATAGAATATGAAAATAGGGCTTCCGCCACCGTTGTAATTGCCCGAATAGAGCACATCGTGCATCCAGAAGTCAGCGGCTGAAGGCCAGCTAGGCGAGCGGGCAAAGGTCGTGCCTCCCAAACACCCAATGGCACAACGCGAATATGATGAATTGAAATATGTACTATCAGTTGTTTCGTAGGTGTTTCCATCTGAAGCAATAAAGGTCGAAAGCTCACCGCCAAAGAATGGAAGCGCAGAAATTGTAGACATGTATTAATCTCCCATAACCTGTGCTTTAAAAATAATCATGCTGTAATTCCTTTGAAAGTAATACCTACATTTTGTATTGCTGCATCTGATATACTAACATTAGCTAAAAGTGTATCGCCTGGAACAAATACTGTAGAATCACTAGTGCTTCCTTGCGAATATCCATTAGAGAATATAGTAATAGTTCCTATTTGTGTTGTATTTTTATATATACTTAATACAAATGTTCCAGATGGTGGAGTTCCTACTGAACATTGAAATCCATTAAAGTTTGTTTGAATATCTATATTTGATACTGTATTATAAATTAATAAAGTTTCATTTGCGCCGGGTGTAGTAGTGAAGAAAAATGCAATGGGATGAGTTGCTAATACTGTATTAGCTATCCATTTACTAGTTGCGTTATCATATTTTAGATATTGGCCATCGATGCCTGCACTTTCAGCTACATTAACATCGGTTAAAGCTGAAAGAGTAGATACTCCTCCATATGGATATCCATTTGGATAATTAATACTTGATGTATTAAGAGGTAAACTTATATTACCAGATTTAGTAAACTGCCAAGTATTATTACCTGCTGTTATATTAACTTGTGCAGGAAGTCTAGGAGTAACATTAAAAGTCAATGCAGACCATGTACTACCATCTGTTGTTGAAGTATGTCCTAGATAAAAATTGGAAAACTCATCACCAATTGCAACAAATAATCCAGATGAATTGACTGTTACTGAAGTTAGAGCTATAGGACCAGTAGTGCTATTGATTAATGCTGGTGTAGTCCAATTACTACCATCAGAAGATTTAGCGTATACTGGACCAACTTGGCCAAATCCGACAGCAATAAATAATCCAGATGAATTGACTGTTACTGAAGTCATAAATCCAATAGAAGTGCTACCATTCATTACTGCAGGAGTAGTCCAATTACTACCATCAGACGAAGTGGCATATAATGGATAACCACTATTACCATCAAGTCCGACAGCAACAAATAATCCAGATGAATTGACTGTTACTGAAGTCAATAGTACAGGAGAAGTGCTACCATTCATTACTGCAGGAGTAGTCCAATTACTACCATCAGACGAAGTGGCATATAATGGATAATCATTATTACCAATGCCAACAGCAATAAATAATCCAGATGAATTGACTGTTACTGAATTCATTTGCGCATATGAAGTACTGCCATTCATTAATGCAGGAGTAGTCCATGCAGTTCCATCTGCTGAAGTGGCATATAATGGATAATTATTATTATTAAAACCAACTGCAACGAACAGACCAGCTGAGTTTACTGTTATTGATTGCATATGTGCATATGAAGTACTATCATTCATTAATGCAGGAGTAGTCCATGCGGTTCCATCAGACGAAGTGGCATATAATGGATAAGTATTATTATCGTATCCAATTGCAACGAACAAACCGGCTGAGTTTACTGTTACTGAAGTCAATAGTGCATATGAAGTACTGCCATTCATTAATGCAGGATTAGTCCACGTGATTCCATCAGTTGATGTAGCATATAGTGGATAATAAGTATTATTATCGTATCCTACAGCAACAAATAATCCAGATGAATTGACTGTTATTGAAGTCATTATTGCATATGGATAATCTGGAGAAGTTCCAATTATATTGGTATTTCCTGTAGAATTCAAAAGATTTATATTTGCACCAGTCAAACTAGTGGAAATAGTAGTATTATTAAATGTAATATTACCCGTGTTTACAGTTGCAGATACAGTATTTGCTACCCATTTCCCGGTTGCATTATCATATTTCAGATATTGGCCATCGATGCCTACACCTTCAGTTACATTAACATCAGTTAATCCATGTAGAGTACTAGAACCACTTCCACCAGATCCCGCTGATAACCAAGTAGTTCTAGTACTATCAAGAACAAATATTGCATTAGCTTCTAGATCAGATACAATTTGTCCTGCATATCTTCTAGGACTAGTTAAGTATGCATTACGATTAAATGTATTAGAAAATACGGTATCTACATCAAGAGGAGATGCTATTTGTCTTTGAAATACTATTGGTAATAATGTAGGTTGAGTCATTAGATGAACACTTGATAATTTACAACTTGTGAATATGGCTCAACTGGAATGAATGTATATACCTTATATGATATTGGACTATACCCATTAGCACCTGATACATTTACAAGTGTTTTGTCAAAAGAAGCTTTAATTTCATTATAAGCATATTCTACATATTTAACAGAAGTTACATCTCGTTCTGTTGCAGGATATGCAAATATTACTGCAGCCGCACCAATTGGAACTGTAATTGTAAAGTTTGGATTTCCACCTTCTCCAACATTAAATGTAGATGATAAAGCACGAATCTCAGCATTTGTTGTAGGAACAACTGGATTCGTCGATGTTCCATAAAATGCTTTACGTGATCCAGTAAATGTAATATTACCAGATGTTGCTGTACCGGCTTGAATCTGACCAGTAGCATTTGCATTGCCTTGGGTATCAGTTTTTACTGGACCTTGTGCGTATGCAATGTGTGCATTATATGTAATAGGTGTTTCTGTAATTTGCACTGAACTATCAGTATATGAAGTTGATGTAGAAAGTTGTGCAGAATTTTTATAGAGCACATATGCTCCAGCCGCACCACCATCGTGTTGAGTATATGTTCCAGTAAGAGCAATATTTTGTGTTGTACCAACTTCAATATTGCCTGGCGATGGACTTGATCCAAGAGATAGTGTAGGTGCAGTATAGGTTGGTGGAATTGGAGGAGCTATATAAATTGAAATAGCTTCTACAAATTGCTGAAATGTCATGCCCGCTGGAAACACATAACCAGAACTAACTGCACCTATAGTTGTTCCAGTAACAGTAACGTTAGCAGTTAAAGCCCCAGCTGCAGCACCAGCATAATGAGCAACAGCATTTGCAAATACACCAAACTCGATAGTATTAGTTGTTGGTTGTGTATCAATATTATTAGTAACAACTATAATATCAGTATTTGATATACTTGTAGTTCGTGGAATATCATTTATTAAAATATCAACTATTGGCATGGATCAATCCGATACTATTAAGGAAGATTTTGTGTACCGCCAGTAACTCCCTTGCCACCATTCTTGATGAACACTAAAGTTTCATACAATACACGGCCTGCACGACCACCAAGGGCCAGCTTATAATTTGAAGCTGTATCACCGCCGGAACCAGCAGAAGCACCACCAGTAGAATTAGCAATGGCTAAAGTTACTACTGAAACATTGGCAAACCCTGCACCACCATTTACTACAGATGTCGCAACAATACCGCCAGTTGTATTTGTAGTAATAGCAACTGTAGCATTTGATGTTCCACCGCTGAGAACAAACTTATCTGTATTACTATAAGATAATCCAGATGGTGTTACAACTGTCAGCGATGTTACTGGGCCAGTTCCAATAGTAGCATTTATCCAACCAGGAGAAATACCCTTTGAACCCGTTGCAGTATATCTTGATTGAACAACTGCAGTATTAACACCAAATGTTCCAACTGCTTCTAATGCTTCAAAAGCACCAACAGTTGTATTACTGAAAGTGCTTAGATCATTAGGACGAGCTGCTGAAGAGGTTACTACATTACCTGTACCAGTCAGACGCTTACCAGCTACACGGTCAACAACAAATGTGGTCGACTTTGGAGCATTATTTTGTTGATTTAATTTTCCCCATAAAGGCATTAGTTATCTCCTTTGTTATTAGTACTATTTATAATAGATTGTGAATCTCTAACAAAGAAGATCGGCCTTAGGTCCATAATGACTTTATTAGTCGATCCATTAGTCAGTTGTTTAACCACAGTGTTAGAAGAATCTAGAATCATGGCCTTTTGAGATAGAGTTACTATCATTTATTACGATTCTTAAACTCTTCTTCAGAAGCCATTCTTCTCAGGTCAATATTCTTACTCATAATTTCATGGATAGTACTAGCAAGACCATGAGTAAAGCCTGGGACGCGAGGATTTACATCTTCTTTAGCATCCTTCTTGTCAGACTTCTTATCGTTGTCTTTCTTCTCAGCCTTCTTATCCATTTCTTTATCTTCATCCGAAGCTTCCCATTCATCATGAGACATTCCGGTTTTCTTTTCCATCTTCTTATCTTCTTTGTCGTCTTCCTCAGAATCTTCATACTTTTCATGCATCTTCTTGCCTTGACGAAGCTTAGCTAAATCGCCAGCATCAATCTTATCTGCAGGAGGAGACATGGCAGCAATCTTCTTTTGCTTTGGAGAAAGTTCTGCTTCTTCCTTGGTTGGACGTGGCAGATCGCTGAAGCTATAATTCTTCAGGAAGTGATGTACATCCTTTGTTTTACCATGGAAGCCATGATGAATATCACCAGTACCAGCATGTACTAATACGTGCTCATCAGTACCTGGCTTATTATGAAGGTGGAACATCTCGCCGGTATGATCCTTATGCGAGCTGATCTTATTCCAGCCATGCATGTCAACGGCTTCACCAAAGATTTCAACTTCTTCTTTTGAGTATTGACGTGTTGCTGGATCATATGTTGCACCACGAGCAAGCGAGATCTTCTTTGGACCAGCTGGCTCATCGCCTTTACCAGTCTTCATAGCATCATAGAAATGAGCCTTGCTCTTACCGAGCTTTGCAAGATATCTACGCTTTGCTTCTGGCTTTTGATTATGCTCGTTATCAAAATGAAGCAGAGCTTTATGTGCTTCAGCGCGACGAACGTGATGAACTTCACCAGAAGCAAATCTTACCTTTGCACCTTCTGGATTATCAGCAGCATGACCTAACTGCTGAGTAATACCACGTGGTTCTGCCTTTTCAGCTTCTGAATCACCTGCACGACGCTTAGGAATACCTGTTGTACCCTTTGGACGACCACGACCACGCTTTACTGGAGCTTCATCTTCTTCAAGAGTTTCTTCATCGAGAATTGCAAGAACATCGATGTCCTTATATTTTTCAGCAAATTCTTCTGTGCTAAGTGTTTCGATGTCTACAACAATTTCTTCTTTAGTGATCATTTTAAGCTCCTAAAATTTATTATTATTTATTTATTAGATGATTTTAACATCCATTGATGTTTCATATGCTTGTCTAAACGATCTTGTAAAAAGTTTTCTACACCGCGTTCATTTGCAGTAGATGCTTCTTTTAAAGCTCGTTTAATTGATGCCATAACTATATCATTATTACTGATAAGCGCATTAAGCATTTCTTTGATATCAAGAACCTTTTCTGTTTCTTCTAACTCAGATAAATCCATGAAACGCTTTATTGTACCTGGAGCATAAGCACCTAATGCGCGGATATGCTCTGCAATATTATCAACAGAGTCATGCACTTCTTCATATAGCTCTTGAAAGAACTTATGATATTGATAAAAGTCTTGACCTTCTACATTCCAATGAAAGTAGTGAAGATTCAAATAAAAGCAAAATGCATTTGCTTCAAAGACTTTCATTTCATCGATTAAATTACTCAAGTTCTGCATCTCCAACGGCGAAGTGACATGGCCTTACGAGTTGGTCTACCCTTTTCATCCTTCATAGGACCTGGCATTCCACTCATTCTAGCACAGAAAGATCTACGACGAGCAGCTCTCTTACCCTTAGGATTCTTTTCAGTTACTGCTGTCGAAAGCTTTGAGCCTGGATTTTGTCTACGGAAGTGAGCAGCACCTTTAGCAGTCAGACCTGCACCAGCTTCAGTAGATCTGAAGTACCCCTTTGAATCTGCACCGCGTTCAGTAAGTGTTTCTTCCATTGCAGGAGCTGGTTTATTATTGATAGGCATTGCTGGCTTACTATAGAACTTTAACTTTGCTGGCTTTGGCTTATTGCGCTTTGTACTATCACCACGATCAGCAGCTGCATAGAATTGAGGAGATAGTTCATCAATCTGTTCGGCAGATTCTTCCATCTTCTTAGCACGGGCTTTAGCAAGAGCAGCCTTGAAAGCATCAGCACTATTGACTTTCTTGAATGCTACTTTCTTACCTGGATCTTTTTCAACAGGTTTGATTCCTCTGTGACCCATACGAATGCTTTCATATACCTTAGGACCGGGTACACCATTTTTAGTGACTTGAGTATAGGTACCCTTTTCATCTTTATCTCTAATAGTTGATGTAACACCACCAGCCTTAGATTGATCTATCATCTTTTGTGTAGCTTTTAAATACCCCTGAGAGAATGGACCTTCAGATACTATTTCTTCTTTAACTTTACTAGCCATATAATCAGAAGCAGCATCAAGCATACCAGAACCCTTGGTAATTTTAGCTTGAAGCCATGCAGGCAATTGAGTATTCTTACTCATTTTACCTTTAAGAGTTTTGGCAGCACGTTCAGCAGTTGAAAGTTGATTTGCTGCCATTTCACCTTCAGCATCAACTTCTTCTTGAGCTGCCTTAAAGTTTGCAGCAGTAGGAGCACCCTTGGAACCCGGCTTACGCATATGCTCTCCAGATCCATGCTTAATGCGCGCTCGCTTTGCATGAATGTTATCCCAGAGTCCACGCTTTTCTTGTAACTCTTTGAAAGTAAGCAGTTTATTTTCTTCGTCCATCGGGTTCTCCACTTTATAGTCTTTTATTGCTTTTTTTGATTTACGTCGAATTTGGATAGAAGGAACAGCAGAAGCGATTTGACTTGAGTCAAAAGCAGAAGGTTTTTCATCAGATGTTCCCAGGGATGGTTCATTAAACATTCCTAACTCGTTAAGGGGTTTAGGCATTTCCTACCTTCTCTGGTTTACCATTACTACGGTTTAACATTAATGACACAGGGCCTTTTAATTTTCTCACTGTAGGTACATTTGGTCCAAGATCTTGTTGTGATCCTTGCATAGTAATAGATGAACCTGGATCATACCCATCTTCAACAAACGTTTTAAAGCGTTTAATTCCTTGACGACGCGGTAATTGATTATCAACATCTTTATCATTAAGATCTTTATCACAGCCAATATCAAAAGCCTTTTTACCTGGAGCCATGTTATCACGCTTATAACGAATTATAAACTGACGCTCTTCATATGGATTTTGTGCCATACTTGCTGGCATATACTTTGGAGCAACTGGCGTTTTAGTTGGCTTTACATCATATTTAACTGGCTTAGCAGTTCTACGTCCATGTTGATCTTCACGGCGGGCAGCTTGAATATCTGCTTTAGCTTTAGCAGCAAAGTCTTTAGTACGTTGTTCTGCTTCAGGCGAAAGACCGCTTTTAACTTTTGTTGTAGCTGGTGCATAATGAACAAAAGCTTCATGAATACCCATATGATGACGGACAGCATGGAATAAAGCTCGTGAATCTTCATGTGAAGTTCCTGCTGGCATATTACCATGGAAGCCTTTAAAATTATTATTTTGTGCATGCTCACGTTGCTTTGAAGCAGATGCGCCTGTAACGTCTTCAGCATCAGGATCTCTTTGTCCAGCTGAGATTACATTAAGATGTGGAATATGATAATGCTTATTAGGATCAAAATCAGGATCAGATGGGTGCTTATTATATTTGTGAAGTAGATTATGGAATTCATCTACACGATCTTGACCAACAACAAATGTAGCATGTGTTGTACCAGTTCTACTTAAATGCTTAACAGCATCTAAAGCAGTCTTTATTGGATGTTCTGAACTATCATGAATATTTGTATTAGGAAAAATCTTCTTCATAAATCCAACTTTCTCATCATGCGGAAGTGGATTTTTAGATCTATCATGTGAATGAGAAGTAAAAATCATATGATCTGCTCCATGTTGAGCAGCAACGTCTTTTACTTTATTGATTAATTTTTCATGACCAGCATGTGGAGGATTAAATCTACCAAATGTGAATACAGTATGTTTTTCTTTAGGCTGAGCTTCTTCTTTAATTCCACGAGTAAATGGATTAATTTCAATATCATCTAACTCAGAACCTAACATGGACTTCTTTCCACCTTTAGATAACTGTAGTTTTATTTTGATACGATCTACTAAGCTGCCCATGGAATATTCCTAAGATTAATTCATACTATATTTATAATTGTTCAATTATATTCCATGTTGCTACTAATCCTGCAGCTGAACCTCCAGCAGCTACTTGCTGTACTGCTAAAGTTAATGTTGCCGGATTTCCATTTATATCTGATCCTAGATTATATGTTGTTGGCAAAGCTTGAAATGAAGATGCTCCAGTTCCAGATTGAGTAATGCCTGAGAATATTTGAAGACCTCCTGATACAGTAGCTGTATTTGGCCAGGCCCAATATTGAGAAGATCTACCACAATTTGCACTAATAGTTGTATTAGAATATACTGGAATACCATTTACATTTGCATTATACAAAAGTACATATAAGAATGTTCCGGGACTACTATTTTTTCCTTGGTTATTAATATCAGCTAATAAAAGTTGTTCTGGAGATATATCACTGAATACATATGGTTCTCCAGAACGAAGACCGATAGATAGAATTGGTGTCAATGTAGTATTTGGAGTATATGGTGTAATATTATATGCTGTGGTTGGTGAAGGATTAAATACTGCTGGAGCTTCTGATTGAAAAGAAATACCAGACATTCCAAATGTTGGTGTTGATGTTTGCGAAGATGAATTAAAGATTTCACGGCGCAATGGCAAAGAATTATTTGTAATAAATGTAGTATTAACAGTACCAGTATAACTTTGAACATGGCAAATTTGTGGACCAAGTGGAGTACCCATACCAAAACGAATACGTCCCGTTCTACCGCCAATAAAGTCAAACCAAAAAGTATAATATTTGTTTAATCCTGCACTGAAAATATTAAATCCAGATGGTCCTGTACCATCTAATTTATCAACACTAAATGCATTTGCATAAGTTCTATCTTCGATAACATTACCATTTGCTTGTCTTCTTCTTACAACGACGGCTAATGTATTTGCAGAAACACCACCTTGTTCCCAAAATATTCCATTTGTATTACTAAACATTCCAGTACGGCGAGTAACACCAGATTCTGTAGTATTAGCTGTAAAGTTTACTGTAGTATAAACTGTATGTGATGTTCCTGGAATAATCTTAAATTTTTCATAAGTTTGTCTTGCCACAGATCCAATTGCACTCAGTCCACTTTGTAAAATAATTTCATTTGTATTAGAAACAAAAGTACTATTTGCAGCAGTGCCCGCCAGTGTTTGTGACCATCTAAAATTTGTGTCATCATCAATAACTGGAACATACCAATTTTGATTTAATGTAGTTGAAGTTCTAACTTTACTAAGTGCATCTAATGACCAAGTTGGAGCAAATTGTGTATATACATAGTTGCTAGTATTTGAAAGAACTTGAACATTCTGTGTAGCTGGAAAACTATTTACTGATATAGTACCAGAAGAAATTGTCACTGATTGATTAGAAAAAGAAACATTCTGTGTAACTGGATAATTGCCAATATTAATATTTCCACCAGAAACTGTAATGGATTGATTAGAGAAAGCTACATTTTGCGTGGTTGGAAATGTTACATTTACATTTTGAGTCGTTGGAAAATTATTTACTGATACAGTAACAGTATTTGTAATTCCAGCAATATTTCCAGAAACTGTTACTGACTGATTAGCAAAAGATACATTTTGTGTAACTGTAAAATTGCTAACATTTAAAGTTCCACCAGAAACAGTTATTGTTTGATTAGAGAATGAAACATTTTGTGTAACTGGGAAATTGCTAACATTTAAAGTTCCACCAGAAACAGTTATTGTTTGATTAGAGAATGAAACATTCTGAGTAGTTGGAAGATTATTTACACTTACTGTTCCTGAAGAAATAGTAACTGATTGATTAGAGAATGAAACGTTTTGTGTTCCAGGAAGATTATTGACACTAATATAACCATTAGCAACTGTAACAGACTGATTACTAAATGAAACATTCTGTGTAAGTGGATAATTCCCAATATTAATATTTCCACCGTTTACATATACAGAACTATTTGCAATTGGTTTAACATCTAATGGTGCAGCATTTGTAATAGGCGTACCATTGCTGTGAATTATTCCAACATTGCCGACAGTAACACTAATTGGGCCAGAAATAGAAACTGTTCCACCAGCTACAAGATTAATTGGAAGAGGATTAGTGTTTGAAATAACATTACCATCTTCAGATGCAATCATATTTACATCAAAAATACTTTTATTAGATGCTATAAAAGCATTATTTGAAAGTGTAAACTGTGCCATAAACTATCCTCTGGGTTCAAAGTTTGCTCGTGAGAATTCTGCACGATCGACGAATTTGGTGGGTCTATTATTTCTTACAACAACAAAACCTTCAGGCTTCGTCTTCTTACCTTTTATATGATTTTCAAATGTTGAATGAGATGATAGAGCATTGGTTAATACATCTTTTGCTTTTTGTAGATGATGATGTATTGCAAGAACATTGTTGAAATGATTTTTATTGTGTTCAACATCCATAATTTTAGAATTATACATTTCACGTTTAGCATCTTGTGCTTTAGGAGTCTTTACACTTGCAACACTTTTATCTCGCTGATCTGCTAAAAAGCCTTTGAAGCCTTCGTGATCTGGTGTCGTACCTTTACGGACTGTGCTATTGATGTATGTTTTAAGTAAAAGCCTATGAGGCTCAATAGCAGCATGGGCATCAGGGTGAGTTCTAGAAAATACATCAGATGCTGCCTCTAAATGTTTCTTAAATTGTGATTGTTGTCTTGGTGAATATTTGACTTTCTTTAAGTCATGATGAGAAGAAATTACATGTACATCTGGATGCTCATTAAAGTCTTTCATATCTGGTGCATATTCAGCTTTCATATCTTCAAGACTTGGACCACCACGATAAGCAGTATGTGGTACTACACCAATCTTAGAGTTTAAAGCTTTATGTCCTTCTTTTGAATTTGCATCTGTAGAATATTCAATGGTATTGGGTGTAAATGAAACCTTACCTTTATTATACTTTACATCATCAGGTGTATGCATAATATCACCTTGATAGACTCCTTGTTTAGGAGTAACTTTAGGAAGATGCTCAAGGGCTGCCTTAAGTTTCTTAACTAATCCAGGTGCATGGCCATGGTTAGCTTCTACATCTTCAGGTGTATAATTGATTTTTGGATTCTTATTAAAAGCTGACTTTGAAGCTACAAAGAATTTACCATTCTCTGGATGATGACCAAAGACTACAGAAGGTGAACCATCATATTTCATGGTTACCCGAGTATCATTATTTTTTCCAGAAAGCTTATTATGAACATCCATAAGATTATTATAGGCGTGAGTAAAACCTTCACCGCCTGAATTAATTACATGATCTTCTGCGTGTTCTAGATGTGTAAGCTTATCCTCATTGGATTCCATAGATTCCGCTAGATATAGTCTTTCCATTATAAGCTCCAAATTAATATATAGTTATTTATCGTAATCTAACCTTAATATCATTTGGATATTCGCCGCCTTTTGTATTGCGGACTTCTATCATATATTTTTTTGTACTATTTTCGCATTCTATTGTAATAGTTTTTGTGTTTATTCCAGGATATCTAATATTTGTAACTTTAATTCCAGATGTTAATTTATTTAAGTAATTTGAATCTATCCAATGGACTTCCCAACCATTAGTCTTTTCTCTAACGTAAAAATAGTTCATTCCCCAAATTTGTTTAAAGAGTTCTTTAATTTTAGAAGTGTCTGAAGGAATACCATTGCTTCCTGGAAGTCCTAATCTAGGTGTAGTAATTTTATTTCTTAAATCAAATCCAGCTTGTACTCGGTTTAAGTCTACACCAAACATTAATAAAAATTGTGAACCCTTTGATTGTGGATCAAGGGTCCCTTCATTATTAAAAATAGTAGATCCACCTGGTAAACCATTAGCAATAGTAGCACCATCTTTATTCTTTAGAGATACATACCATCTTTTATTTGTGCTATCTGTTAATATGATATCACCAATAACTTCACCTAATCTTTCTAAAGGTATACCTTGTTTAGCAGTAGAGCCTTTACGCTGCTCAACGCGTATAATTTCTGTTGATGCAAAATCTTTATTTTCTGAATTCATTAATTCTATTAATTGAGCCATTTTTGGATCAAATCTGCTTTTGGAAAATGCTTTTTGATATGCATCAACCATTATCTGCTCAAACTTTTCACCCTTATTGGCGCCTTGAGCTATAACTAAATCCATTTTTGTTGAATCTAATTCTAAAGTATAGCTAGAAAACTTTGAACTATTTGGTGAAAGCTTATTGAATTGAACTCGTCCTTTTGGATAAGCTTTCTTTAAAACACCTGAAAACTTATCAATTAAGTCCTTTGAAGTATTTCTTTGCTTATCAATTAGCTGAAGTCTAAATTCTCTAGTATTATTCTTTCCAGGCTTACCAGCTGGAGAAGTATCTGCTACTTTATAATTATATGGCTTCAGTAATTTATTGAGCTGTTCACCGAAAGCCTTAAATTCTTGAGTAGATTTAGCCATGAAAATATCCTCTTTCGGATATTTATATTATTAGATCCACGGCGGTGGTTCACGCATCTTCCATGAGTGCATACGGGCCTTACCGACCTTGTAATAGTTACGATAGTTCTCAACAGCATCCTTAGAAACAATATATTCAGGAGCCATTGCAGGAGGCGGTTCAGTAAAATCCCATTCCTTAAGATTGAAAGGAGGTGACTGCATATAATAACCTAGCTCATAGCACTTATGAGTTTTACCATATCGGTATGTATATTCTTGATTAAGAGCAAAGAAATGATCGACAAGCCACTGATAGTTGGATACAGACTGACGAATCCATACTGCAGATGGATGATTGATATGTGTAGCATAATACATAATTTCATCACGAGCATCATTAAGACGCCAGCGCTTGATACGACGACCTGCAGGAGATAGATCAATATACTCATCCCCGTCAAGTACACGATGAGCTGTACACAGAAGCTGTGCAGATTCTAGAATCATTTTTACAACATGCTTATCAACCATCCATTGAGCAGCTTGTGTAGGATCGCGGTCAATATAGAAAATATTAATGGTAGCCTCCATAATGTTATAAAACTATAATACAAAATTTATATAAAAATGTCAATAGTTAATTTTGTAAATCCGTAAATACTTATACGATCATTAACCTTTTAATATATGAGATCATTATGCAACCTTCGGATCTTCATGTTGTTACTTGCATTTCAAATCCTATTATGTGGAAATCAAGAATTGCTTTAGCAGATATTGCTATTAAAAGTTGGTTAAAAGCTGGTGTAAGCATTACTTTAGTAGAATGCGCTTTTGGAGATCGACCACACGATCTAGAATATCTTACTGAACTTGGTGTTAATCATCTTGGTGTAAGAGCTAAAACATTAGTGTGGAATAAAGAAAATCTTTTAAACCTTGGCTTAACACGTCTTCCAGATGATGCCAAGTACATTGCATTCTTAGATGCAGATATCCTTTTCAGAAAAGATACATGGGCCTTGGATACTCTTAATGCCTTACAAATTTATCCAGTAGTTCAACCTTGGTCATATGCATATGATCTTGGTCCTGCAGATGCTCATATGCAAGTTCATAAAAGCTTTGCTTCTATATTCCATGCTGGACTTCCTGTAGTTCCTGAGGGAGCAAACTTCTGGAAATTTAATAGCGGACCATATGATTACCCACATCCTGGTTATGCATGGGCCTGGAGAAGAGAAGCTCTAGATGCGGTTGGTGGACTTATTGAGTTTGCCGCCATGGGTTCTGGTGACCATCATATGGCTCTGTGTTTAGTTGGATCTTGGGAAAGAAGCATTCCAAAGGTAGCCCATGATAGCTATAAGCAGCTATTACAAGCATGGCAAGTACGAGCTACTAAGGCTATCAATTTTAAGATTGGTTATGTACCTGGTACTATTGAACATATGTTCCATGGCCGTAAAGGCAATCGTGGATATATTTCAAGATGGGATATGTTCATGATGCATGAGTTTAATCCTCTTCTTGACATCATAAAGAATAGCCATGGCGTAGTTGAATTTGCTGGTAATAAGCCAGATTTGGAAAGACATTTTGATAATTATCTTCGTAATAGAGAAGAAGACGTCAACACAATAACCTAATTACTTTAGGTCATCATTTCTTAGATCAATTTCTGCTTGTAGCCGCTTGATTTCTTCGTGCATTTTATCTACAGTACCTCTATCAACAATAGAGTTATGCAGATCCATAAATCCACATTTCATTCCTATGGCATAAGAAGACATATCAAAACCAAACACATCATACAGCACCCAACGATAAGTGCCATGGTCATTAAGTTCTCCTTGAACGAGTCTCTTGACTACCGAATAGAACATCGATAGTTGAGTGTCATGATCAAGTGCATTCCATTTTGCATCTTGTTCTTCATCATAAGTCTTTTCCCATTCCATTTGGAGACGAGTCAGTTCTTGCCATTCAGGACTATCCAACAGTTCAGTAATTTTATTGGTCATGATTAATCACCATTGCCCAAGCTTGAAGAGAAGGTTCATAATAACTGATATTGGCCGAATATGTTGGCTTTTGTCTTACAAAGTTTCTAACCTCATCATAAGAATTGAAATAAAGAATTTCTTTAGTTTCAACTTCTTCAAGATCAATTTCTGCAATATCAACTACATCATTCATAGTGTTCATTAGAATTTTCTCCCATTGTTAGACATGTATTCGAGATATAACGTACGTTCTTTATCGAAAGCTTCAATTTCCCATGGCAGAGACATATAGTCTGCACCATCATTGTCGCAATGCCTTCTGCTGCCTTGCCAGACAACAAGATCCGGATATGAAAGAAGATCTTTAAGTTCACCCTTAGCGTATTGCTTTACGTGAACCATTTCATGAGCAAGAGTTTGTTCAATAGGATCATCTGCCATATCCGGATTAATAGTAATAGCAAATTCTTTTGGTCGACGAGGTTCATCCAACCATGTACACAAACCGGCATATGGAATGTCAGTCTTAAATCTAACAAAGACAGTCAGACTATCAGACAATCGGTGTGTCATAAGTTTACTGGCATAAAACTTCATCGCAGAAATAACTTTCGAGCGAGTTACCATACCATTAGTGTTTTTGATGTTATAGATATGTATTTTCATATGATACCTCCGTTAATTCATTATACCACGGAGACGAATTAATGTAAACTAGGTTTTATAGAAAATTTACAACCGTCAGATAAATTCCAACAAAATTGCTTAGCATAAACACCACACAGGCTAGCTTTCCCATACCGGTATTAGAATATTTTCCAGCTTCATAAAACATTGCAGCATTAGAAGCAAATATGAGAAGAAGCGCAATGGGAACAAGCTTCATCCCGTGGGTTCTTCCTTCTTGATCTTTGGATTGCCCCACAGATCATTGGCACGAACCTTAATATGACGACGGTTAGTAGCATTCTTATCTGGGTTTTCAATGGTTACCCAAGGGTTCTGAAGCTTCTTCCAAGCATCATGAATAAACTCAAGCTTCTCGAGACGAGTACGATCTGCCCGAACTGCCTGGGTAATACCACGAGAAACAGAACTGTGAGTGCCCTTAGAGGTGTAGTTCTTACGAGTTGAAACTGCCATAATATAATATCCTTTAATTTAATCTTTTCTAGTGTAATCTAATTTAATCTGAAAAGTTTTTGTTTCATGGAATTCGTCATCTTTCCAGAAATCAGCATGGATGATCTTTTCATCCTCATGATCCCAGACGATAAATTCACATCTGCCTTTAGATCTAGAGTCGGCAATATGTATAAACCATTCTGGCATCTCTTGTCTAGTTAAGACATCCGGAAGGAATTTTGCTAGAAGATCATTCTGCATAAGATATGCTCCGTAGGTTGCTTATTATATTTATAGGAACCTACGGAGCATATTCAATTAAGCAACTTCAGCAAACTCCATGGCTGTGTTAAGAGCCTTGATCTTGCGGTCCTTGTTGCTACCAAACCACGAAGACGACATGCGAGTATCGGCCGAGCGACCGAGCTTGTGGTCAGTCAGGTAGGTAACAGCATTGAAGGCATTCCACCAGGTACCAGGAGCAAACTCAGCACCGGGTTGAGTGTCAAGAACATCAAGAGCAAGACGAGCTGCTCGAGAAACAGGCTTCTTTGACTTATTAGTTTCAGTGGTCAGAGGGAAGACTCGATTGAAGTACTCGACAATGTTTTCTTCATTGTACTTACGAGTACCGAGGAACTGAGCCATTTCCTTGTACTTCTGGAACTTGCCAGTAGCAATACCAAGGGTTTCCTTGACAGAAACCGGATCAAACACGCTACGGTGATTGATCGCGATGGAGTTGGAAGAATTAGACTCAAGAGCAAACGAGACCGTGTTATTGCAAACGCAACGGACGCTGGTAAAGCGGACATCGATGCTCTTACCAAACTGGTGAGGATTAGAGAAGAGCAGGTACCCTTCAGTTCGGTCACCACCAAACAGATCAAAGAATGAATCCTTGATCTTGGCAAGAGCCCATACTTGACGGCCACCCTTCAGGGAACCGGCGGTATGCATTTCCATATCACCAGCTTCGATGAATTCATTGAAGAATTCAAAGGCTTCATGATTTTGCAGAGGATTCCACGACTCGGAAACAATCGACAGAATCTTATTGTCGGTTTCACGGACGAGAGCCATTTGAGTAGTTTCAACTTGCTTGCCAGCAATTTGAGCATACAGAGGATACTTACGAACCATCCAGTCCAGACCAGCAGCCTCAAGCATCTGCTCGGGAGTCAGATCAGGAGGAACTTGAGTTCCCAAAGAGTGCCAGGGAACTTCACCAGCATAAGCCATTTGAGCCTTGCCGTTAACAAATTCAATTTCGTGAGACATAATGTATTTCCTTTTGGTTGGGTTTGCTTATATTCTTATTATATCAATAAAAATAATTATTGTAAACCCAAAAAATCAAATTTTTCATAAAAAAGTTTTATGCGAGCAATTGCCTTATCAATGTAGTCATCTCGCTTCTTGATGATAACCTGGGCTCCAATCTCAGATTCACCGACTGAGATTGTAACGATACGACTAATAGGACGACCATATACCTCTTCAAACATAACCGCATAACAAGATTCTTGGATATAATAGTCGGTCATATCATCTTCGTTCTTAAACCAATTAGTCGTCTTGAAGTCGATGATAGAATCCTTATCATCAAACCGACCAATTAGATCGCATCTTCCAGAAAGCCGGAGATGCCGAGAATATAATGGTACTTCAGAACCATACACTGTAGCTAATCGAGAATCAAGAATTGGCTTGACTTGATTGAAGAGCATCTTGATAAATGGGTTCATTTGATCTTGTTGTTGGTTCATAACATATTGCTCACATGCAAGATGAAGAGCTGTTCCTCTTGCTGCGGCCAATCTACCAATTCTATCGGCTTCTTCGTGTCCAACTTTATCACGCCATTCCTCGAGCCATGTGCTATCAGAGGTATGACCTAATACGGTAGTTACAGATGGAAAGCGCTCACCAGTAGGTAATTGGTATAAGCGCTTTCCATCCTTTTCAGTTGTAATTATATTTTCATGATTTACTAATTCAAGGTTAAACATTATGCAGGTATTTGTAATTCCTCTTTTGCAATGATATAAGATTTTACTAATTTAGATCTTACAATATCATCTCGTGTAAATTCGATGTTTTCAAATAAATTCATCTTCTTTAGAATTCTCATGAAGTTGAGAATTCCACGTCTTTCATTATCACGTTGTAAGTCTGATTGTCTAAAATCGCCGCTGAAGATGATACGGCAGTTTTCACCAATACGTGTTATAACTGAGTCTAGTTCTTGTTCTGTGCAGTTTTGCATTTCGTCAACAATGACCACGCAATTGCTAAGAGTAATACCGCGAATAAATGATGTTGTATGAAACTCAATAAGGCCTTTAGTCTTAAGAATTTCATAAGCATCACCACGACCAAACAGTTCAGTACAAATGCTATAATAGGGTGCCTCATAAACCTTGGCTTTATCTTTTGCGCTTCCGGGAAGGAATCCCATATCGCGTGTAGGTACAACTGATCTAATTATGATTAGCTTTTCAACGTCGTTTTCTGGATTCATTACTTCTTGCAGAGCAAGATACATAGAAATAAATGTCTTACCTGTTCCGGCAGAGCCATGAAGCAGTAAATGTTTATCATCAGCAAAAGCATCAAAAGTAATATCCTGTGTTCTTGTCATAGGGATAATAGTTTTGATATTCAATCCTCTTTCTTTAGGTGGATTGTTTTTATAGTCTTGAGGTTGTTCTCCGTTTCTTGAGGCTCTTCTTTGCTTTCTTGTTAAACGATTTTCTGCTGATGCCATAGAAATTCCTTACGTTGGATTTAATGGACATGACAAATTATTTGGTCTCAATGTTTGACTGGGTAATACCTCTACTGTTTCCTTTTTTAATAGTTTTTAGTAGGTCATTAAAGCCACCATCGACTTTCAAGCCACCACCCAGCGATCTACCGGAATGTATTAACGGAGCACCATTCGGAAAGGTTTCAATATCTGGATTTTCTTCGATGAATTTTTCCATCTCTGAAATGCCCATGCGTTGAATCCATTCTTCTTTGGTTATTTTATTTCTAAATCCATATTCTGGCATATAGTCCTCATGTAAGATATTTATAGTTCAGTCAGCCTGACGTGTGATAAATGTCTTCCGAATCTTATTAGGTGCAAAGAATTCTTCTACAGTTTGTACAGCAATATCAATATCAAAATCTTTACAAGAGAAGATGTCAATATAACCTTCTCCGGTATGATCATTGAAGTGTGCCAAAATGTTTGAAGTCTCGATGAACTGTAGGACTGTCCAACCTTCTAAATGTACTTCATTGTGACCAAAATGAAGAAGTTGTGGTTCACCATAAGGAACCATATCAATACGCTTAACCAATGTCTTGACCCAAAGCTCTAAGATGCTTTGATCTGTAATAGCACTCTTATCGCAGCCGCTGCAATCAAGGAGTAGGTGATATCCCCAATAACTCATTATACCTCATCCTCTTCATCAATAGAAATCAACTGATCTAAATCTTTAATACGAATTGCGCGATCTACACGACGAGACGTTCTTTTATCCTTAGGCTTTTTTTCTTGAGGCTCATAATCATTATCGTCTTCGAAAAAATCATCCTTATGATATCTGCGGCGGGTCTTAGACATTAGTTGTAGTGTTCCTTCTTAAATTCTGCAATCTGTTCTTCGTTAAAGCTATGGGCATCTTTAAGGTGCTTCATGAGTGGCCCGGGCATCATGAAGGTTTTACCAGCTTTAGTAGTGCAGCCAAATGGACATGCACGCTCAAGCTCTGGACGATTTTCTCTTTTAGGCTTTTGTTGTTCTTCGATTCTGGCTGGACTAACGGGAAATTCGGCAGGATCAGGAATCAAGAAAGGAAAGGTATCGTATACCAATTCAGCTGTAATATTCTTATATGGACATGTCTTATCCTTCATATAAACAAGAATCTCAGCATCCTTTGCACACACAGTTTCAAGCATTTGAATGAAAAGGGTTTCACGTTTAAGAGGAGGCATATCTGGTCCTTGGCCTTCAAGGAACAAATAGATACGGCGCCATTCACGGTAAAGAATCATTTCTTGACCGGCAGCAGCATCATTAGGCTTATAAGGTGGAGGACCAGGAGGAAGCATAAATTTAATATGTGGACTAAAAGTACATTGAAGAATTTGCATCAATACAATATTATCTTGACATGTGCTCAGAGAGTACTTTCTTGCTTCATACTCTGGAAGATCATTAATCATATTCAGTATTTCAAATATACCATGTTTTGGCATCTATTATTCCTTAAAAATCATTAATATTATCAGTCAAATGCTTAAGCTTATTTTGCATAAAGTAGTTCATGAGTTTACTTTTATCATTAACACCTTGATAGTTTATATATTCATTTAGGATATTTGACTGGATGTCTTCAGGAATATAATCAAAATCAATAAGTAGACGATTGCGACTAAAATTACGATATTGCTCAAAGTTAAGAATAGCTTCAGGACCATCTTTGATCCAAGACTCAATCTTCTTTGAAGAAATGGGCTTTTGACGTGATCCAGAAACAAAAGTATCATCAGCACTAAGAATATTAGGAACACCGTCGCTAACATCGCCACGAAAAATATGTTCCATAAGATATTCTTGAGGATTCTTACATTGGATCCACTTCTTCATAGGTGGGCTATATTGCTTGACATTGTCATACTTTTGCAGTTGTTGAAAATCCTTATCGCCAGACAGAATAAGAATTGGCTCATTGCGAGTATGCTTTGTAAGCACAGAAATAACATCGTCAGCTTCAGCAAGTTCAACCCGCAGAACCTTGTACGGAAAATTTTCCTTGATTTCCTCACGGATCTTATGGAGGCTATCAAAGATAGCACCCCAGTTCATAGTAGATTCTTCGCGAGACTTCCGACGAGCTGCCTTGTAATAAGGATATACATTCCTACGCCAAGAGCGAGGAGCATCAGCAGCAATAACCAATTCACCATACTCAGGTGCAAACTTGGTTTTATTATAACGGATACTATTAAGTACCATATGCCGAAGCATATTTTCGTCGAGTTCATTATCCTTATGGTTGCCGAGTTGAACCATAAGCGTCGCAATCATAACTTGCGACAGATCCATAATAATCATTGTGAGTTTCCAAAAGAGTTGTTCATATAGCAATTATATCAAAATTAAAAATTAATGTCAATCAAAATAATCATCTTCATCAGAATATTTGAACTTATCATCAAACACAGCCATAGCGGTATTTGCAAACTCTTGTAAAGGATACTCATGGTCTATAGATTTTAGTAGCAAAGACTTAATTGATTCTACAACTAAAATGCAATCACGTGCATGTTCTGTTTCTGAAATATTTCCAAAACCGGCCAAAATGCATTTGCCAAATACGTCAGAAGCTATTTCTGCTGAAAGAATATCAGCAAATGTTTCACGGACCTTTGTAATTCCATCTACTAATTGTTCTGTCGTAGTTGGCAAAGAATCATTATTGACCTTCTGTCTTGGAAATTGGATTACGTTATTTTTTTCTTCATCCATTAGAATGCCCTAAGTATTACAATGTCCTCGTTTATTCGACCATTCATAATAACTTTAGCGGCTTTAATACTTTCAAACTCTTTCTTAAGTTTAAACTTACTTTCAGAAACAAATACCTTAAGAATATCTTCAGGTTTTCTAAGAACCTTGGAACAAGAATTTTCAGTATCAAAATTGATAATAGATGATCCTTTTACAGACAATCCATTTTCATCTGCTGCAGTATAAACTCCTAGTCTTCTATATTTAGTATTAAAGACATATAGAGTTTGAGCTTTTACAATTTTAGCTGGATCAATAGATACAATTTTATATGGAGCAGATTCTTTAAGATATTTCATTTTAGAAACAAGCTGTGTAGATGTTTTTTCTTTTGCCTTTCTAGGCTTACGAGAAACTTTCTTTACATTAACAGCTTGGGTACAATCATTAATAATATTAGACACAAAGGCTAAGTACTTTTTCAGATCGGCTTTTGCAAATTTAGAATAAGCTTCATTAAGATCTTTAGTCTTACCTGCAAGAGTTTGAGTCAACTCTTCTTGCAACCTAGTATAGTACTTGATAATATTTTCTGAATCACTTACTGTAATATTCTTACGCTTAAAATAGTCATAAGGCTTAAATGCTGAGGCATAACCGTTTTCAACAAACTTATCAATTTGATCTTCTAAGTCTGCTACTACATGATGCCACTTTTGAATTGTAATAGTAAGTGTTCTGGAAACTTTTCCTTCAGCTTTCTTTTTATTGACAATACAGTCAATTACACGAGTTATCTTATCTCGCTGAGATTCATTTATTTCATAACCGTTATTGTTCAAACGAGCTAAAGCTGCAGCTGTGCTGGTTACATAAGAATCCGGCCCGGCCTTAAATTGGTTAATATCTTCGATAGGATAATTATTCTTACTCATATATTGAGCAATCCAGAGCTTACCCCTCTTTACATCGAAGTTATAGTTATACCAATTTAAAGCCAGAACGAAGTCTTCATTATTATTGATAGCGTCAGCAATAGGCTCGTTGCCAATATGCTTCTGTTCAATAGTTTGTTTTCTCATGATGTTTTAAAGCTAAAATAATTCTTTTGAATGCTGAGGTCTGTATCCTTATACCGATCATGAAGACCGACAAGAAGACTATTCCATTGTGATGCAATCTTATCCCAATTATATCTATTATCAGCATAAGACTTTACATAACGAAGATACCCTTGCATATTATCATCATTAACGGTTTCAATTGCGTTACACATCATATTGTAAAAGATGTTTGCATGCACATTGACATCCTTATCCCAATGATACATTTGTGTAAGTTGACCAGCAGTATCAGTCATACCACCGTAGTTTGGATGGACACACATCAGACCAGCAGACATTGCACCGATCAGTGAAAGACTATTACACTCAAGCCAGATTGAAGGATAGGCAAAGATATGAGCCTTTTGCAGATGTTCACGGACAACTTCATTAGGTTGGAATCCATGATAATTGATCTTAGGATGTTGACGACACACTTCATAAAGTGGTTCAAATCTACGATCAGCCTCTTCCCAACCATAGATCTTGAATGATGAAAATACATCAAGCTCAATATTATCATACTTCTTACAAAGTTCTTGAAACACTGGTACAAGAATTTCTAGACCACGTTGAGGTGTTGATGTATATACGAGCCGAATAACATCCTTAGACTTTTCCATATAAGGAATTGGATCAATGGCATTATCAATTACACAAGATTGAATATCGTGTGGTACTCCAAGAAGAGTTTGATATTGTTGCATTTGCCAGTTACAGCAATAGACAATCTTATGGAATCTATTACGGCTGCTTGCTTCTTTAATATGCTGGGTTTCTGGATCATTTGGAAGATCGTGTAGCCAGTAAATACGGATCTTATCCTGCTTCAGATCTCTAACACGAGATGGAATAATTTGAAACTTATCTAACAGATCATGATCAAGTCTAGAATAAAGGCCTTCAAGCATTAGCTCGGTTCCGCCCTTTGAGTTTTTATTCAATTCATTACGTTCAATCTCAGCCATCGTCATCTACACTTTCTATATTTTCATAATACAAATTTGCTACTTCTAAACACAAAGATAATACTGCTAATCTACTAATTCTAAAAGCAATATGATATACTATCCATTTAGCAAGAAGAGCTCTAAATCTTTTAAACCCGGTCAGCTCTTGCTTCATGTTCTAATTGCCTAAAACTAATAATTGAATCTGGACGAATAGTTCTCCAATCATTCTTTTCAATATCAAATACTGTAAGAACTTCAGCAGTCTTATTGATTACTCGCTCAGTCTTACGTTTATGATCTTTAGTATGTTCATCTATATATTGCTTATTCTTGGTACAACGCATAATCCTACGAGTACCATCGACCTTATCAAAAACGATTTCTGCATCGCCTTCATTAAGAATTCTTTCGAGATAATCATTGACCATTAGAACTTATCCTTATTTTCATTGATAAATGTTTGAAGTTCCTTATATCCACCAATGTATGTTTCTGTATTGGCTTCATCATACAGAAAGATTTGTGGAAAAGACTTTGCATGTGGAACCTTTGCAATAAGTTCTTCATAAGTAAAATCCTTATGATAAACAAGCTTTTGCAAAGAAAGCTTTGTGTTTAAGATTAAATCGCGAGCATAATCACAATACATGCATGAATCTTTTGAATACATTACTGCGTGAGTATACATTTATTTCTCCTATAGTTTACTGATCTGTTGACGAATGGGATCATTCATAGTTCTATTAATACGCTTTACTGTATAGATATGTTGAGTATCATCTATAATTTCACCACCAAATTGATTTGCATTCCAAAATTGTAATGGTTTGTTATTTCTAATCAATTCAATATTATCCATTGTCCGTTGTGGTTGATGACCACCAGTAAGCAATATTGCATTAATAGATGTTGCCGGATTTTTAGTTTCACTCAAATAATAAGCAACTGTAGGAATCATAATTTCTTCTAATACAAAATCTAAATTATTCATTGTTTGAATATCAAAATATTCTTCAAACCAGTTCATCATCTTAAGTACTAGTGCTTTATTATAAAATGATCCTTCAATAAATCCGGCAGCATATTCATGATTGGGAACAAGACCATTGAATAGATCCATTCCTTCTCTATGAAACTTCAGAACCATTTCATATGGTAACCACCCAGTAATACTCTTATCTCTATTTGGTGGATACCACATGCTGAACTCATAATCCTTCATATAGTCTATCGCATTTTCTTTGATAAACATTTCTCCGGAATGAGTAACAGTCAAATAATCAAACTCAATACCTAATTTAATACCATACTTAATTGATGTCAATAGGGATGCCATCTGACTAGAACCATGAGTAACAGCAAATCTTTCGGGATTTACATATACATTTTCTATATCAGCAATAGTTGGATCAAACTTATCAAAATCTTTATTCACATGAATAATAATGCTAACATCATTATTAAATCTTTTGATATTAGCAATATTATTTCTTACAACATCGTTTGGATTTGTTTGGTCTCTATAATAGGCATTTCCATCAAATCCTTCACCCGAAAAATCATGAACTGGGCAGATTGTCAATAGTTTCATTGAACATACACACCTAGTGCATTATACACACCTAGCTTTACGTGATCGAAGATTGGCCAATTGGATTCTTGTTCAATTTTATCAACTAATATAT